GTCCGTGTGGATCAACCAAAGGCAATTTTATGGCGATAGCATCTTTTAAGGAAAGTTTTCCGCTTGTTATTTCTTTGGCAATCAAATCAGCAATAATAACTTTAATTGTACTAGCTGGTGACGCTGGGGGTGTTTGAGCGTTTTTAGAATATACAGTTTTTCCGCCAACTTCTTGAACTAAAACAGATTGAATATTTTTTGGTAATCTGTTGGTGATTTGTTGCTGAACTGATGGAGAAGGGTTAGGGGTGGAAGTTGATGGAGTGGGTAAATTTCTTCTGATTTGTCGAATACGGTTTGATGCTCCGCTGTTAGCAGGATTGCCGTCATATCGCAGTGCGTCTAGTTCGGATTGAGTACGAGGGGCATTTGGTTGGTATTTTCGTAAAGACTGATCGTAAACCTTTAACAGGTCTTCCATCCGTTTCATGCCTTGCCCTGGGTAATTAGCCCCTGGGAAAGATGCCCATTCTTTGCGGGTTGCGTTAATTGCCCCACGAATATCTCCCTTAAGAAGCTCGTCTAATCCACCTCTCATTAAAATACGACTTAATGCGACTAAATCTTGAGAGACAGGAGAAAAATCTTTTAATCCTAATTTCGCTTTTTCTTCATCCCATGTAAAATCCATGATCTGGTATCTTCCAGATGCCGATGAACTGGTCGATCCAAACGGGATTCTTTGACGTGGATGGTCTGCAAAAGAACTAAATTGTCCATGTCCAAAAAGAGTGTTATATCCCTTATTTGGCATATTGGCAGTACCTTCTGCGTAAGCAATAATATCAAGAAAGGCCTTGACGTGAGGATTGTTTAAATATTGAGATAATTCTCGACCGCGTGGTGTTAACCCTTTGGGAATTGAAGACGACTGTGGCGGTGGCGGCGGTAAAACCCCTCCCCCATTCCACACAGGAGCAGGGGTGAAATTACTAGGGGCTGGTAGTATCAAACCTTCCTTAGCTTTTCTAATTGCCTCCGCAGTTTCTTCTATACTTTTTATTAAGTCTTCTCCAGAAGTCTTAATATTTGGGGGAATAGCCACTAACTCAGAATTGATTAATTTAATTGGTTCTGGAAGTGTATTAAGATTTGTGACAATATCTTTGATTGATTGGGGAATAAAGCCTAATTCTTTATTGGTTTGTCGGATTAAGTCAGCTAGAGTACGATTGAGGTTTTCCTGAGTCCGTTTAATATCCTCAATCGTTCTTAGTCTATTTCTTTCAGCGTCTTGCTGTTGCTCTTGTAAGTTACGAATATTTCTTAGAGTAGAGATATAGGAAGTTTCTATCTCCTCGGTTCGGGATTGGAAGGTGCGTCCGCGACTAGCAATATCAGCTTGTCCCTGTACAAATTCTAGGAAAATGTCACCTAATTCTTTACCAGCGTCGCTTGTACCGGGTATTAATAAACGGTTTTTAACTTGCTGTACCCTGATTCTATCGGTCGCATCCAGTAGCTGATTTTGGGCATTTAAGAGTTTCTTATCGAGTTCCCTGACTAAATCAGTGTAACTTTCAGATAGAGAACGATTTCCTCTAAAAGCTGACAGTTGAGCATCTTCAATCTGTCTTCTATAATCTTCAATCTGACGATTAAAGTCGATTATCTGACGGCCAAGGTTGCGGTAATAGTATTGTATTTGCTCTTGCTGATCTCTTAAAGATAGTTCGGTTTCAGCTATTTGCTGTGTGATATTTGCAATAGCTGTTTTGACCGTTAACGGATCATCTACGTTTAATACTAATTTTTCTTGCTCTAAGGCTAATTGATTATAAAGAGCTGCCAAGTTTATTTTGGTTTGCTCTAGTCCGTAGCCAATATTTTGACTGGAGGAGGTTTTATTGGCTAGATTAGTAAGTTGTTCTGCTTTAACGATTTCTCTACTAGCCTGTTTTTCTTGTATTTGTCTTTTCTTTCTTTCGACAATAATCTCTCGACTAATTTGCTGAATTTCTTTCTCAGTGTTTAAAATATCTCGTCGAGCAGTTGCGTATTCTTTAGCCTGATTTAAAATAGCTCTTAAAGCAGCGTTATCTTTTAGGTCAGATTCATACTGATCCATTATTTTCTGAATAGCATCAGGAGAGAGTAAATTTTCAGCAATTGCTTCACCAAAGCTCGCTACATTTAGCTGTTTTAGATCTTCTTTAAAGTAAGTGCTTAAAACTTTATTGGCAGATTCAGATAGCCTTTCGTTTAAAATATTAGAGATAGAGTTAGCTGAATTGCCTAAAGTGGCAATACGCTCTTTAGCAGTCTGTAAGCTTTCTTCTCGAACTTTAACATTAAACTGAAATTCATTAATTTTCCCTGATGCAAATTGTTGATTTAATCCAATTGAACGACTTAAACTATTCCCTTCATTAGCAAAATTGGCATTAGCTCTTGTTCTTATAGCAAGATCAAAGGCAACTTGTAATTTTCTATATTCTTTTTCTTGATCTTTCAAGACTTGTAGATAATCTTGTTCCGCTTTTTTTAGTTGACCAATTATAGTCAAGAGGTCTGTTTTACGTTGTTTGTAAGCAATATCGGTTATATCTTTATTCTTAAAGCTTTGCTCTAACGATGTTAACGCCATCTCATATTGTTGAAGGTCGGCAGTAATTCTTGACCCAACGGGACCTAACTGTTTGTTAATTAGCTCCTGTTCTTGCTTCATTAAATCCTGCTCTCGCTGGTTAAATTCAGCTACAGATCGGTCGTTTCCTTTTGCGCTTGCAATTGTTCTTTCTGCTCTGACTAAAGCTAAATTATTTCTGATTTCTTGTAATTCAGATGAAAATCGCTTGCTACCTGAAAAATTAGATAAAGTTTTTTGATATTCTTTAAGATTCCCAACTCCAGTAGCCAGAGATTTATCAATGTTTTCTAGTCCTTGTCGTAATTCTAATAGTGACATAAGCCATTTAGAATTATAAACAATCCCTAGTGTTAGAATATTAAAAAACTTTTCTCCTCCAGACAATTCCATGTCAGGCAAAAAGCTTGTTAAGCCTTTGCGATTACTGTTATCGGTTTTGTTTTGCCAAGCATCAAGAGCTTTTTTAGACTCTTCTAGGGTTCTTACAGCTTGTTTTAGTTCTTCGCTACCAGCATTTAATGCGTTATAAACAAATTGAATACCAGTTATCACCGCAGTAGGAATAATCAATGCTTTAATTAATCCTATTCCTGCTAAAGTAGCAAGGTTTATAGATACTTTTAATCTACCCATGGCTGTAGCTGTAGATAGAGATGCTACTCCGGCAGTTTGTAAGGATGCACTCATGGCAGCACTGACAACGGCTCCTAGCCGACCCGCTGCCGCAAATTGCATGACTGATTTTCCTAAGAATCCCATGACTGACAGTAACCCAGCGGCTCCCACTGATGCCACGGTCCCTAGATTGTTATTTAAGGTACTCAAGACGGCATTTAATGCCTGTAAAGCAGGGTAAGCAACTACTCCAATTTTTTCCCCTAACTGCATTTGAAGCTGTTCGGTATTGTTCTGGAATCGAGAGATTTCCGATTGTAAAGTTTTAGTGGAAAGAGAAAGACCTCCAGCACTCATCCGTTTATATTCAGCCGCTAACCGAGGCAAAACATCTTGTACCAAAAGATTGCCCGCTGATGCTTGTTGATAAAATTGGGCGGTGGTTAACCCCATTGATCGGGCGGCTACATTTAAAGAGTCGTTTAACCCTCCCGACTCGCTCAATTGCTGCGTGAATTCTTCAACGGAAACAACAGCTTTAGAGGCTATTTGCCCGATAGCTCTAAAAGATTCAGCTTGTTGTTGGGCATTAGTTTGTCGCGCCGATAATGCCTCTTGGAATCCTTCAAAAATATTATCTGCCTGCGCTTGTAGTGGAGAATTAGTAGTAATTAATTTGAATCTGCTATAAGCAATAGCGGATTCTTTAAAGGATATTCCTAATCTGTCAGCCCTTGCCACTAAAGCGTCAAGAGATTGTTCTACGTTGCCTACACCGGCAAGATTTAAATTTAATTTAATTCTTTGTAACTCAGTAAAAGCAAGTAAAGAATCAGTAACAGCTCGTTGAATCCTAAAAGGAATATCGTAAATAGCAAAAAATAGAGGTCGTAATAAATATTCTGCTCCTTTGAAAAGAGCAAATCCCCCAATTGCCGCTATAGCACCTTTACGAAGATTAACCATACCTCC